TTCATTTACCATTTATTTAATAGTGCAAGTGGCACGCTGGTAAATATCTACAATAAAAAGGACGGACAAACATATGTTAACATCAAAAGAATTCGTAGCAAAACTAGAGAAGGAAAATGAGCCTCTATTCAGAGCCTCTGAATTACAGATCAAGCATTACTACGAGAACGTAACGGACAAGGACGAATTGATTGACAATTTCACTGGTCGTATGGTTAACGAAAGAATGAATATGGAAGAAATTTCTAAAGAGGTTGCGGCACTTCCAGCCGGAACTGATCCAGAGAAATTGATTCTTCTTTCAAAACAAGCACACGACGAAGCGAAACACTTTCTATTTGTTAAAGAAGTCGTTGAGTATCTTTCAGGCAAAGAAATCGATATGCAGAAGGCAGTAGAAAGTCATGCAAAAAGATTAGAGCAAAAAGGTGCGGCAATGATAAAGAAGTACAACTGCAATGACAATCCATTGATGTTGGGCTTATATCAATTACTTGCAGAAGGCAGAGCGGCAAGGAACTGGGGCATGATGGCTAAATGCATCAAGGACCCTTTTATATCTTCTAGATATGCCAAAATTGCCAAAGACGAAACATTTCACTCTACAATCGGAAGAATGGAACTTGAGAAACTTTGTGTAACACAAGAAGCTCAAGACGAAATCAATGCAGTAATCAACGAGTTCAGAAAAGATTTATTTGCGATCACTTCATCTAAAACTGGCACACTACCAGAAAGCCAGAAGTTGATGGAAGCCTACGCATAATAATTAATTATTAAAAGGGCGGCTATTAATTTGTTCGCCCTTTTTCTATGACTTAAATATCGTTATGGAACATAGCAACGACTATTCAAAAAATGTTTTAAAGAAAATTGATGAGGATTTGCAAGACTCTGATCAAGCAATTAAAAATCTTAAGGCACAAACAGAAGTAAACGCAATCAAGACTGGTAAGAAGTTAGAGTATGGCAAAAGTCGTTGGGACTTTGAAAAAAAGAGAGCTTTAGATAGAGGAGCATATCATTTTGACTGGAGCAAGAAAGACAACATAGAGGATGTGTTGATGTTTCATGGCAACATTGATATGGACTGTAATTACTTTATAGATACTTACGGCGACAAAGCACAGGACAACGCAGTGCATTGGGCAACAAGGAATAAAAGTGTTGGGGAGAACTATGGTATAGACCAAGAAGTATATGACATAGTGAGATCAGGTGGAGACCCTGAGGGAAAGATATATGGCAGAGCAAATATGTTTACTGATCCTAAAGCAGTGTCGTTGGCAGAAGGCCTGCTTGGTCTTTACGATTATGAATTAAAATTACACAGTCAAGTATGCGGACAACTGTTACATATGCACATGGACAACTTTGCCGCAAGACTAGACAGACAAAACAGTTTTGATGAATTAGATTATGACGTGGATCCAAAGAAAGTACACAGGTTTGTGGTATTTCTAAATGATTGGAGCATGGGTCAAATTTGGCAACAAGGCACAGCGGTACACACACATTGGAAAGCAGGTGATGTTATCAGTTGGCATTGGCAAGACTTTCCACATGGCACAGCAAATCTTGGGTGGGATACTAGATATATCTTGCAATTCACAGGTAGAACTACAGACAAGACCTGGAAATTTATAGAAAGCACAGATAAAAATTCAAAACATAAAATAATCTGGTAACAGATAATGAAAACTTTATTATTAAATGGTTGCAGTTTTACTCACCGTTGGAATCCTTCAAAATTGTTTGTCAGCGAAGTAGGTTGTGAGAAAGTAGAAAACATTTCAAAAGTAGCAACAAGTTTTCAGAGAACATGCCGTACCACAATTGAATGGATAGCGGTTAACGGCAACCCTAGTTTTGTTATGATACCTATCACTTTTAGACATAGGTGGGAACTCGCAATAGCAGAGAAACAAGAAGATTATGGCCCGTGGTTTCCAATGCAGAACAGAGAACATTTATTCTCTACAAAACAGAAGTTAAGGGATGATGTAAGCAAGGACAAAATTGCAGAACTTGTGGATCTTTACTATGGTTGTATACCTATAAGTGTAACCTATGACAGCAAGATATTCACAGAGATTATCATGCTATCAGCCTTTTTAGAAAGTAGAAATATAAAGCATTTGTTTTTTGATATGTGTAATGAGTTCAGCAGAGAACACATTGAAAAATATGATGGATTTGGAAAGATTAAATTAATTGAAAATAACCCTAGTGTAATAGATCTGTTCTCATTTTGTGGTAATAGATACATGCACAACACCATGCCTAACAAGGAAACATTCTATTTTAACAGCCACCATGCCCCAGAACAATATCTTGAGCTAGAAAAATACCTGTTAAACTACTTAGATCAGCGATAACCACTAGACTTTTGCTTTAATTGTGTTACAATAAAGTGTAAATACCTACAATGCAAAAGCACACCAGAAGTTTATTAGAAGAATTAAGTTCAATGCCCCTTAAAAGGGACAAGGAGGAAGTTGTGGAGAGCCGTGCCTCACACATTCTTGAGTCAGCAATCAGACTAATGACATATATTAGAGAGAACTTTGATCAAGATACAGCATTCAAACTAGAGAAAAAATTCAACTCTGCAATCAAAAACATGGACGCATCTAAGTTTAGCAAAGGTGTCGCACGTATTAAAGAGAATCGAGACGTAAAAGAAAACGTGCTTAAAATCAAAGACGGTGAATACAAAGAGGATTAATGTCTGACAAGATCAGAATATCCACGCACACACCCTTTCAACCATTAGAAGCAGTCTTAGTAGGACAAGGAGTAAGTGCTAACTTCTTTGACTGGGTGAAAGACGACAAGATCCGTACACCACTCAACAGGATAGTGCAAGAAACACACGAGGATCTCGAATTTATAAAAAAAACAATAGAAGATTTTGGAGCCGAGGTGTATCAAGATAAGCCATTAGAATTCGAGCATCAATTGTTCGAAAACAAGATGGCTATTCCTGTTCCACCAATACAACCTAGAGATGTGCATTTGACTTTAGGAGACAAGGTATATTGCACTAGCACACAAAAAGTATGGAGATACATCTACGACATCGTAGAACAGGACTCAATAGTTGACTTGTTCACCCTGTCGTACGATTCAGGCAAAACTTACGAAGGTGGAGATATGATAAGTGGTGCCAATTGCCTAAAAGTTGGTGATAGGATTATCATACCATCGGTCGTTGGTGCAAATATGAAAAAGTTCTGTACAGATTTTTTTACGGAAAAAGGTTATGAAATAGTAGCAACCAAAGATTATGCACACACAGATGGAATGATGAGTGTGCTGAAACCGGGAGTGATAATCTCGTTACAAGATGTTATCAACTACAAAGAAACTTTCCCAGGCTGGGAGGTATTGCACTGTAAAAATCAAAGTTGGAACAAAGTAGCGGGTTGGATGCAGTTCAAAAATAAAAGCAAAGGCAGATGGTGGGTGCCTGGTGAGGAATCCAATGAACATTTACAGCAATTCGTTGATACATGGTTAGGAAAATGGGTAGGATTTGTAGAAGAAACGGTGTTCGATGTCAATATGTTTAGCCTGTCAGAAGAATGTGTGCTGGTTAACAACTATAATAAAGATGTGTTTGAATTTCTAAAGAAACATAAAATAGAGCCAATCATTTGTCCAATGAGGCACAGATATTTTTGGGACGGTGGATTACACTGCTTCACAGTAGATTTAAAAAGAAAAGGAAACAGAGAAAATTACTTCAAATGAAAAATAAAGTAATGATATTATCCCCTGTGGGCGGAAACGGAAACTACATAGCACTGATCCTACTGAAGTTGCTAGTAAAAGATCAATTTTGTTATCACACACAAGGCACACATGGTCAGTATTCAAACAAAATTGCACACATTCACAACTGGAGTCAAAACGCTGAACATTATCTAAATCATAGTGAATACATCACTCTGCAGAATATATTTGATGAGAACTTTTGGTTTGTAATTATAAATTGGTGGGAGAAGAATTATGTTAATCCCAATCCTGCTGATAGGTTGTTCAAAGACTTTGGTAAGGAGTGGATTGAGTCACAGGGAAAAATATGGAGTGGCTATGAACATCCTATTGTAAGGGCCATACTACATTGGTTTTATGCTTATCTAAACAAAGAACATCCTGAATGCAAGAGGATTGATACGATACAATCAACATTCCGATTTGGGGCATTCTACAAAGATCATTCTGCACTGGCAGTGGAGTTCAAAAAATTTGGAATAGACTATTCTCAAAAAGCCTATGACAAATGGAAGCACAGCCAGTCTGCTGTATTTGAAAGTTATGATAAGATAGTGAATGCGGAATATAAAGACCTAGAATTTGATTACCAAAAAGCCATAAAGATGGGACTACGTGGAATGCAGGAAAAACTAGATCAGCAGGCTTGTTGGGAAAAATATAAAAAATATATAGATTAAATACAGTATGCTTATAGAAGATATATTAAACGAATTTAAAAGAACACACCTAGAACACATCGAAGACATAGTGATCACCGACGGTTACGAAGGCGGCAAAGCGGTTGTTGAATACTTCAGAGGCCTGTTGCTGACATTAAAAGGCACCAGCTCGGAGGCTATGAGTGTGTCTGTTAAGTGGGACGGTGCTCCTGCCGTTGTGTGTGGAACTAATCCAGATAATGGAAGATTTTTTGTTGGAACAAAGTCTGTGTTTGCAAAGTCTCCAAAAATAAATTACACAAAGAAAGATATAGCAAACAACCACGGCACAGACGAGCTAGGGCAAAAGTTATTAAAATGTCTTGTGCATATCAAAAAATTAAACATAGGGGGTGTAGTTCAAGGAGATTTATTGTTTACAGACGAAGACATTACCAGGAAGAACATCGAAGGCAAGCCACATCTGATTTTCACACCAAACACCATTACCTATGCTGTACCAGAAGGTGGCGACCTAGGAAAACAAATAGACAGGGCAAAAGTTGGAATAATATTCCATACAACTTATGTGGGCGACTCTCTGTCCGAGATGAACGCACAAGGTGGAGCAGACGTAAGTTCTTTTACAAAAAGCAGTGATGTGTTCTTTGACAACGCAACCTATAAGGATGTGTCTGGCAGTGCCAAGTTTACTGACGCAGAAACAAAACAGTTCTACAACGGCATTGAAAAGCTCGAGGGACTGCTTAACAATGTGCCAAGGAATCTTTCGGCGGTGCTTGGACAAAACCAAGACTTCATTCCAATGTTCCAGATGTACATTAACGCAATGGTCAAACAAGGACAACTTCCTAGTGATGCAAATAAATTTCTACAAGGATTCAGAAAATTCTATGCTGACAGGATGCAAAAGCAGATAGCAGGCCTCAAAGCACAGAAGGCACTTCAACTAAGACAGGACAAAATGAAACAGATGCCTGTTTTTCTTAACAGAGCAAAGAAACCACTCCAGGCCATGCTAACATTTTATAAGGCAGTGCAGACCATGAAAGCATTTGTTTTGAAAAAAATGAATCAAGCAATGGCGATAGGTTCATTCTCGCAGACAGATAGTGGATTGGAAGTCACTGAACCGGAAGGTTTTGTTGCTGTTGATAAGTCAGGCAATGCTGTTAAACTTGTAGACAGATTAGGATTCTCAAGACGTAATTTGACTGCTGTCAGCAAATTCAAGAAATAGGTTCAAAGTTTTATTGATCTCAAGGCTTAATTTTTCTTTATTAAAAAAATTATCGTAGTTGTATTGTCTAAGTGCTTTCGTTTGTAGATATATGTCCTGCCATGGTGCATCACGTAACCTATCGCACACGTCAGCAATGGTGTTAATCCTTATAGTAGGATCTCTATCTAAATCATAGACCTCTTCAAAATAATTATTGAATGTCCGGAATCCCATTTCTCGTAGTCGCTGTAGATATAGATAATTGCCATGCACGATGAAAATGTGTTGTGCTATGATTGGTTTCCAAATCTTTTCAGTCATGAAAATTTCTGTGTCGTTGTCATTGGTTTCGGACACGATGCTACAAGCAGTGTCGTTGTATGGCCTTTCATAGATGTCTTGATCCATGCCGTACCGAGGATACTCTTGGGCCCATGGTAATTCGTATTCCCTTGGGAGTTTTTTGTCAGGCCAATATGTATACAAACTTTTTTGCAACGTGCCTGTGTTTGAAAGTTTTTCAAACATTTTTACCCTGTGCCTCCTAGGATTTTTATTTAGGTACAGGAAGTCATACTTCTTCTGTGTATGATCAAAAGTATATTTTTTGTCTTTGTGTTTGTGATACATGTGGGACCAGAACCATGATACGCCACCTGTCCATTTAACATGATTAATTTTTAGACTAGGATACAGTTCGGTCTGTGCAATATTGTCTTCTGATTCCCATGGCGTAGCAGATATAAACACAAAGCCTTGGCTATGAAGCAGTTTACATCTCCTTTCAAATTCTATTCGAAACTCTTGATTGTCTTTAAGCCTGTAGTTGTCGTGGCGGACATCAACAATCGCTAATCGCCTGTCGTAGCTCTCAAGATCATAGCTATGAAGACGGTAGTATTCATATTCTAAGTCAAAAGTCTGATCTTGTAGGCTGTGTGAACTGATGAACTGATCAACCTCCACATGCTTACCAGTTTTCATTAGATCTGTGAGAATAAAATTTCGTTGCATCTACCCTATAAATACCTGTATGTTAACACCTTTTTTAAAGTATGTATCAGAAGGCAAAGTGATAAGGAAATTTAGTGACCTGCAAAGGTTTACTTTCCCTGAGGTCTCAGAGAGAATATATCTTAGTTTTTTAGCATTAGCACTCATGAGCCAAAGTAAAGATACTTTACCATTCGTGAAGTCCTACGCTGATCAAACCATGGCTAAAGGCACCTTTGATCAAGTAAGGATGATAAACAATGATCTTGCAAACATGTTGGCCATCGTGTCCGGCGATCCTGAGATAACAAAAAAATTAAAAAACAAAAATCAAGCACAGGCAATGAGGCAAAGACAACCAGTGCCTGTAATGGCATTGAGAAGATATCTGAGAAGTTGGGAGGATCACTACAAAAATCTTACACAATTGGAAAGAGCATTGAATATAACTGATGCCAACTATAAAAATGTAAGAAGAGCGGTGGCTGATTACAGCCGATTGAATTCAAGTACGCAAACACAAACGGTTAACAAACTTAAACAGATGTTGCAGTCGAAACTACCTAACACTGACATTCATAAAAAATTCAAGGACTTTTAATGGACAACAATTATTGGGTGCTGTACGCCTCACATGATGAGCCAAAGTATTTGAAGGACGCAGGGGGTGGACAAAGGGCACAAAGAGAGGCCAGTCTAAGATTTGTAAGTTCACATAGGAATGCATTAGATATAGGAAGCAACATAGGACAATGGACCAGACCACTTGCTAAAATTTTCGACAACGTGATATGCTTTGAACCAAACCCTAACTTTCGAGAATGTTTTTCAAGAAACATCAATGAGCCTAATGTGATCCTACATCCTTATGCATTGAGTAGTCATGAACATACTGCCGAACAAGGCAAAACAGATACACACTTGAATCATAGAGTGGGTGACACAAATCCGCGTGATGGTGATATAGAATGTAAATCTTTGGATAGTTTCAATTTTGCAGAAATAGATTATGTAAAGATTGACGTGGACGGATTTGAAATACCTTTATTGGAAGGTGCCAAGGAAACATTAACTCGTAATTCTCCGGTGATCAATATTGAAATGAAAAGGGCGAAACGTCCTGTGATTACACGCAGGGCAACTGCTATTTTAAATGATCTTGGGTATCAGTACGTAAAGACCACTAAAAGTGATGAGATCTGGATCAAATCGTAATATTATCGCATAATTTACCAACTTTACCAATAAATACTTGCAACTTGATTCCTGAGCGGAATCAAAGTCATTTAAATCAGATAAAAAGGAGGATTAAAAATGGCATACGACGGAACAATCCCAGCGGGTGGACCAGGCAATTTTCAAACACCAAATTTAGCTCATGAGGGCGAAGGTGTAAGAGTTGACTTCATCACGGTGGACTATATCAATGCAATGAATGGTGAAGTAACACATTCAACTGCATCAGCAAACACGGCTGGTCTTAAATTATCTATGGAAGCTATCCAGAACCAAGGTGTTAACATCTTAGCTCACGGTGCTCTAGGTAACTCAAACACAGAGCAAACTTACATGGTAAGAGCAGATGCTCTAGACACGATCAGCTCAACAACAACAGTTGCGGCAATCCAAGCGGCTATAAGAGGATTAAACGCATTAACACCTGACAAAGTAACAGCAAATATCTCATCTGCAACAGCAGGCGACAGAGACTTGTCTGATACACAGGTAGCATAATAACATTTTAGGAGGAAAATAAAATGGCTTATGACGGAAGTAAAGTAGCAGGTGGAAAAGGAAACTTCTCACTGAACCAAAACTTCGATGTAGAAGGTGTTGACATAACATTGTTAACAGTTGACTTCATCGTTGACATGTCGGCAGAGACAGGAGACTTAACTACAGGCTCAACAACAGCAGGTCTACAAATGACTAGACATGCTTTCGAACACCAAGGACTAAGAATATTAGCAGAAGGTCCATTGGTTGACTCGAACACACAAAAAACGTACATGGTAAGAACTGACCAATTGGACAGTCTATCAGGTACAACAACAAAAGCGGCTTTACAGGCTTACATTAGAACGTTAGATCAATCTAGTTCTTCTTTCCCTGGAATCGCGGCTGACGTAACAGGTGCAACAGTAACAGAAACCAAAATTGGTATCTTAACTGCGAACGCTGTTAGTTAATAGTTAAAGGAGAAATATAAATGCCAATAACAAGTAACGCAACAGCAAACATGAGTAGAAGACAGTCTTTCAATGGTAAAGGTTTAACTTTCATTGAAATGATGTTCGATGACGAAGTAACGACTACTGCAACTACTCCTGACACCAAAGACTCAGTGTTCAATGACATGAGTAAATTAGTTGGTACTTTTGGTACCATCATAGCTCAATCATACACACTGGCGGCTAAAGCGACTGAAAAAGATGCGGCTCTTGCCACTTCTATTGTTGAGGACGAACTATGTGACTATTACACTTTTATAGTGGAAGGCACACCAGGTCAATTCAACAAAGCAGACTCAACAGGAGACATTAACTTGGATCCAGGTCAAAATGAAACTTCTGACCCAGGAGTCATCGCAGACGCAGAAGCAGACATCGAAGCAGAAATCCTAGACAGAATCTCAGGATCTTCTGACTCAGCGGAAGGAGTACACGTTGACGTGAGATTCCTACCATCTGACGGTGTTGTATCAACAGGTGTTGACGAAGTATACGGTGTAAACTCAGCTAGAGTAAACGCATAATACTTTTTAAATTACCAAAGGGCGGATTCTTTTATAGGCTCCGCCCTTTTTTTATGGCTTAAATATCAAAAAGGAGAATTTAATGATAGATAAATTCACGTTAGAGATCAAAGTTGGAGACAAGGTAGAAACTGGTAGATTCCATTTAGCCAATCAAGAAATCAAAGCAATAGAAATAGACAAGTGGGGTCATCCTGTACTTACTTTAGAAAGCGGCAGGAAGAAAGGTGTGTTTGCCATACGGTTTAAAAAATTGATTCCTGAGGATGTGGTCAGAAAACAACAGCCAGCAGACATCATGCTGACCAAAGAACAGTGGGCAGAAGCAGAGAAAAAAATATCAGAAGCACGATCAAAATAAACTGATTGCTAAATTTCGATGCACGAGTACAGACTACATACACTGATAGACATTACAGAGACAGGCAATCTTAAACAGGCGTTCCCTTTTAAGACCAAGCAAGGAGAAGTGATAGACGATAAACACACCTTGGCCATTGCACGTAATCAAAATGCAAACTTTAACACTATTCTACAATTACTTCAGCTACGTGGTAACATTACATGGGAACATCCGCCACAAAGAGTAGAACTAGTGTCTCTTGGCAACCATAACTTTGGTTCATATTACGAAGGCGGGCATTCCACATGGCACTTTCAGTTCTTTACTGAGCAGACTGATATTTTTGGAGACCAAACAGATCCTACAGAGAATCTAGTGGACGATTTCAATCTTGTGCCTATCATTGCGGAATGTAGCAACACTGCACATTTTCCTATACAAACTTTTATTACTAAAGATCTTACCGGCACAGAACAGCAAAAGGTCATATCTGCACTTGCAGGTGGTGTCAAAAACACCTACTTTTCATACGCTGGATATCAAGATAAATAATACTATATTTTAGGCTCAAACCGAACACGCACAAAGGCACACATAGGCAATGACCCAGGCTCATTTACAGGCTCTACTGATGGAGATAAAACTCCTTAAAATGGAAATAGAAAAATTTATGAGTACAACAGACTTAGAAAAACAAAACCTAGAAGCACACGTGGACCTTTGTTCAGAGAGATACAAAGGCTTACACGATAGATTGAGTGCTATCGAAGTTCGTCTAGGCAGAATGAATGAAGAGATGACAGCAGGTCATAAATCACAGACAAAGACAATCATAGCAACAGCAGGCACAGTGGTCGCAGGTTTACTATCAACAGTGGTGGTTATCCTGATGAAGATGCCAGGCTAAACTTACCAATTAATGTTCATACAGATAGCACCTAAGGCCCGTGTGTACGTCACAGACGAAGATGTTGAGTTCATTAGACAGCACTCGACTGGTTCTTTCAAAAGCAGTGATCTTACTTCACACGAGGCCGACAGAGCAAAAAAGTTGGCAGACAAGGCAGTCTTTGTTCGCAAAAAACTTGACGCTGGTATGCAGTATGCTTTAAATAGGAAGATAAGGATAATCGATGAGCATAAACAATTTAGCAAAACGCACATATCAACCGATAGGATGGAAAAAAGATAATAAACCAATACCTGAAGATCATTTAACTGACATTGTTGAATGTGCCCTCAATATGCCTTGTGCTATGCTTACGGCAACAGAACATTGTAATTATAAGCCTTATGAATTATGGATACCACATAGGGAATCAGAACTTGAAAACGCCCTTGGTTGTGCATCGGTATGGGCTTCAGATCAATGCCAGGACCACACATTCAATAACGTGTCTACAGCATTAGTTTATATTCTGAAAGAGCCCGAACACGTAGCGGACAAAGTGCTATCTAAAACTGATTATGAATTTGACGCTAATCAATCACATTTAGGTACAGACAAGGTCATGGATTTACGCATAGCCAAAGATTGGGATAGCACTCAAAAACTTTTGAAAACCAAATTGACGGAAGAGCTTGTTAGAAAAAAGTCGATGACATACAGCGATTCTCCTTTTTTCATAAGCCCATTCGCGATGTGGAACGCGGAGCACCTCGTTGGACTCAATCTTACTGTAGGTTTGGCAATGGGCGCCGTGTCATTAAGGTGCAGAGAACTAGGATATTACTGTCAAAATTACACGGCCTATCGTCAAACACTAACGTGGCACTCTAAATTTGAAAATAAATTCCATAGCTCGGGAAAATGGTTTCCTTATATGATACAGTTGCTAGGAACCCATCCAGAAGCAGTCAAGATTTCTGAAGCAAGAGAGTTCCGAAAAGCTCAAAGTAATAGTGAAAACATCTTTGATCCTAACGACATCCATGTAGACAACATGGCAGACACGGACAATGGAGGTTTGGAAAGGCTGGAAGGACAAGATTATAGAAACAAGTACATAGAAAATTTTCCTAGGGAGATTCCAGACTATCAAATAAAATTTTTTATGGAAAATTATGGTAGGTACAGTTCTGATCCAAAGAAACTTTTCAAACTTGCCTATTCAGGTAGAGTGAAAGAATGGGAATATTTTTTTAATGAATGGATGGCAAATGACACTAAAAAATAGATCAGAACTGGTAAAACAGATTGAGGCCTATGGTCTAAAGAACAAACTTGCTGACCTTGTTAAAAAGGAAGAAGCAAGGCGTCCTTTTCGTCATTTACCCAAGCAGTTCTCAAAAGGCATATTAATCGGCAATATAGCGATCGTACCCAAGAAGTCCACAGGCACTAGATACGTTTATGTAATCGCGGACATGCTAGAAGCCAAAGTGCTACATGAAGATATTAACTTGAAACAAACAGCAATTCTTGTGGCCCATCACCTGGCAGATCAAAAGTCTTTGCCTGTTAATATACTAGAATTAGACACCAAGTTTGCTTCACAACTGTTTGACATACAAAGTGCTAAACGTATGATAAAGGAAGCTCAAAAGAACAAGGATGAGTTATCGGAAAATGTGTACTGGGACCGTCTAGACACTGCAAACCACCTAGCGGACGAATGCAAGGGCAGAATACAGCATATTTTCAACGACACGTTCGGAGGATAGATAATAAATAAACACATATGAAGAGTTTAGACCTTACAAAACCAGTTACTACAGAATCTTTGTTGGCAGAATTCGAATCAAGATTCAATCAAACCATGGATCTTTCAAAATTCACTAAGGAAGAACTAGAAGACACAGCAAATCATGTGAGAACTAAGATCCACGAGATCACACAGAACACACATTTCGGACAAGAATTAAAAGATGATTCATATCAAAAGAATCAAATGATGTTAGACATTATCAACCAAGCCATCACAGAAAGAAAACTTGCTGAATATGGAGGAAGCATGGCGAGTGACCCTCAAGTCAAAGCGGGTGCAACGGCCATTAGTGCAAAGTCTAAACTAGATAAAGGACAAAGTTTATCACCTGATGAGAAAAAACAAGTAAGCAAAATGCTACAGACAGAGGGTGTAGAAGAACAATCAGAATTAATATTAGCGGCCAAGGACATGATGGACAAAGTCACAGGTTACTTGGAAGATCTAGCATCAATGAAAACAGAAGGCATGTTAGAACTAGCAGACAGAATCAGAGACGAGATGGGAGCAGACAAGGCAGATGCTTTCATGCAAAAAATCCAACCAGCGATTGAACAGGCGGAATCAACTTTAACGGCAACTAGACAAGAGCTAGACAACGGTGTAAGAATATTGACCGGAGAAGAAGTTGCTTCAGAACCCATGGGCGCCGATGACACGATGGACATGGACACAGATCTAGACTCACTGGACCCAGACACAGATACGGAGACAGATGAGTTTGGAGCCTCTGACGCAGAAGCAGGTGGCACAGAACCAGAAGGCAGAGAGCAAAGAGAATCCAAAGAAGTGTTTGAAGCATCAAACAGAATGTTAAGCAAACTAGCAGGGAAGTAATTCCTGTGAGATTTTCCGAATTCAACAAAAGCGATACAGACCTAGAGTCGGCATTGATCAATGTCCTACTCAATATGAAGGGCGATGCAGACGAACAGGACAAAGCCACAGACATAAGCATGGATGCAGTCAAACAGATAATGAGCAACACAGGTTATCCAGCATTCAATTATGATGTGTTCAAAAAAATATACGATCAAGACGGTGACCTTAAAAATGTCGTTGCAGACTTTGACAACGAAAAAATAGTTGTAAAGACAAACCAAGAAGCAGAAAAAGAACCTGCAATGGATTACGACGATCAAGGTTCTACTGACGTGGTTAAGAAGATGGCCAAGTCAGCAATGAAACGTAGACAGTAATTTCAAATAATTAATAGTATGTCTGACAGTAAGTCATATTGTGCATATCCTTTCCAACATCAGTATGTTCACATGTCCGGATCAATAAGGTTGTGCTGTGCCACAATGGATAACGCCACAGACAAAAAAGGCAACAGGCTACACATAAACAACGATTCTTTACAGAAAGCATGGAATAGCGATTACATGAAAGATGCCAGATTGAAGATGGCAAACGGCGAAGTCCTTAAGGCATGTAGCAAATGTGTACAG